TAAAAAAAGAGCTATTAGATTTAATGGTTGAAGGTGAAGACGAATATATGGATATTGACGAACAAGCTATAAATGACCCCAAAGATATATGATTTTATTAGTAGATGCAGACAGTTTAATCTTTGCAAGCTGTTATAAAAAAAGAGAACACCCAGAAGATGAAATGTACTACAGCGATATTGTAGACGCTAGAAACAAGTTTGACCAGCAGTTTATGGCTATTGTAAACCATCTAGAAGACTTATATAATATTGATAAGGTAATTACATTCAGCGGCTCAAAAGGTAACTTTAGAAAGCTTATGACTAGAAAATACAAAGCAAATAGAAAAGGAAGAGAATTACCCCCATTATTAAACGAGATGCACAAGTTTGTCAAGGATCAATATGATAGCATTTATGGGTATGGAGTTGAAACTGACGATATGGTTGCAAGGTATTGGCATAAGCTGCAAAAAGAACACGGAAGGGATAGCGTGATGATAGTTTCTATAGACAAGGACTATAAGCAATTCCCTTGCCTTTTGTATAATTACCATTATAAACATCAAGAAATATATGATATATCTGAAGACCAAGCAATGTATAATTTTTATGAACAAATGGTTGCAGGGGACTCATCTGATAACGTGAATTATTTTAAAGGTAAAGGTAAAAAGTTTGCACAAAGATATTTTTTAGAATGTGAAACAAAATACCAATACACTAAAAAACTATATGAATTATTTAAAGAAAAATATAAAAGCAAAGCAAAAGAGAAATACTCTGAATGCTACAACCTCCTAAAACTTAGGACTAATTAATAATTAAAAACAGAACAAAATGAAACGTACAGATGAAATTAAAAGAGGAAACTACAACCCTTATTATCCAATAAGTCAGTTGAAAATGGCAGAAGTAAACAGAGATATTTTCTTACAACACGCTCACAATTTTAAAGACAAACTAAATGTATTTGGCTGGATGATGCCAATAGTAGTTTCTAAGAGTGGAGATGTAATTGAAGGACATCACAGAATTGAAAGCGCAAAACTATTAAACCAAGAAACTGTTCCTGCTTATGTTGTGGACTGGATTAACACTAGCGAAAAGCAAGATCACTTAGATTGTATTATAAATCTAAATAATGGAAATAGGGCTTGGTTAAATGCAGATTACTTAAAAGCTTTTTCAAAAGAAAATAATGATTATTTAATTGTATATAATGCCTTTTTAAAATACGGTACTTTATTGTCAGTTGGAAACGTTATTAATTGTTTCTTTGGAAAATCAATATCTAAAAAATTCAAGAAAGGTGAATGTAAAATAAATAATTTAGAGCTAGCAATTTATTTATTAGACGAATTATCCACTTTAGTTAAAAAATACGGCAAATCAAAAATACAAGCTTACACAATAAGAGAATTAATTTCTTTAGCTTATTTGCAAAAGACAATTAACTTTGAGTTTTTAAAAGATATACTTAATATTTATGAAGATATGGCTCAAAGTGACCATCCAAAATTAACATCAATATCTGAGTTTAGACCTCATATAATGAAATACGCTAATATGTTAGCTAAAAAATAAAAAATGAATGAATAATTTAAGACCTAAAGAAATAGTAGATGCAGTAAATAAATTTACAGGGATTAATATATATAAAAACACAAGGAAAACAGAATACGTTGAAGCAAGAGCATTAGTTTGTTATTTGTTTAGAGATAAGTTAAATATGCGTTGGACAAATATTGCTAAGTTTTTTGAAAACAATGGAAAAAAAATGGATCACGCTACAGCAATTCATCTAGTAAAAATGTATCCAATATACAAACAGTATAACATCAAACTAGACGAGTTAGAAAATATGTTTATCTTTAAATCAAAATTGGAATATGACGAAATTGACAAGATGCATTATTTAGAAAACAAATTAGATAATTGTCAACAAAAGCATTTAACGTTGCAGCAGCAGCTAAAAAATCCTTTAGTCAAATTGATGCATAATGTGCCAGAAAATAAATATGTGGAAGTAGAACAAAAACTAAATCTTCTAAAACAAAGCTGGGAGTGGAAAAATAAAAAAAAGTAATATGAGTGAATTAAAAATTCAAAAAGTTAAAATTGAAAAGGTATTTGAAAACTCAACAAATCCAAGAACAATTAGTAAAGACAAATTTGACAATCTAGTTGAAAGCATTAAAACGTTTCCTGAGATGCTTCAGCTACGTCCTATTGTAGTTAATAAAGAAATGGCTATACTGGGAGGTAATATGAGATACAAGGCTTGTAGAAAGCTTAATCACAAGGAAGTCTTTATTATTAAAATTGACGATTTAACAGACGAACAAATACAGGAGTTTATAATAAAAGACAATGTAGGGTTTGGTCAATGGGATTGGGATTTGCTAGCTAATAGCTGGGATACGCAAAAGCTGCAAGACTGGGGAATGGACGTTTGGAAAGGCGCACAGGAGGAAGAAATGTTTGAATTTAATGATGTTGAAAATGAGGATGAAACAAAACCAAAGGCTAGTGATGATAATTATAGTAACTTTGAGTTAGTTATGGTTCACAAGGATAAAGTATTTGTATTGGATATATTAAATACTGTTAAAACAAAATTAAACTTAAAAACAATTGCCGATGCTCTTATAGTCTTGGCTAAAAACTATTAAAAAAATGACTGAAAACAATGCCTTTATTAGCTTCAAAAATGACACAGCAGGATTAATTTTTGATGACAGCAAACACGAAAAATATCCTATTAAATACTATAACGTAATTAACGGAAAAGGTTTAGAGGTAAAAGAAAACCGTTCTTATTATGGATATTGTTATAGTGGTGACGCTTTAATGAATCAAAAAAATGATACTACTTTTATGATCGCTGATGGTATGTATTTTTCTAGTTCTTCTTTAGACAACTTTAAATCTTCAAACTCTAAAATTGTAGTTATTGAAGTTTTTCATAATAACGGTATATATCCAGAAACTAAATTTAAAGCTATGAATATGGTGGGAGGTAAAATAGAAACAGAAGGGCGTTTAAAATATATTGACGGCTGCACCGATTCATTATTAATTCCTCCAGTTAAATTAGGTGACCCCTGTTTTAATCATTTGCATTTTCCAAGCAATATTAACCAAACAGCTCATACACATCCAAGTCATAGAATTGGAATAGTAGCTAAAGGAAACGGTGTTTGTCTAACTCCTTTTGGTAACTTACCATTAACAGAGGGAATGATTTTTGTGATCAAACAATGGGACGGCAAAGAAACAAACAAAGGTTTAGACGGTAAAATGTATCCTAACGGTACTCATAGTTTTATGACTCCTGCAACAACTGGTATGGATGTTATAGCCTTTCACCCTGACTCAGATTTTGGTGCTACTGATATAAACCATCCTATGATTAATAGAACTATCGTAGATGGTGTTTCTGCTAATATGCTAGAAGATATTAGGACTAAATAATGGATTTTAAAAATGCAATAATTGCGTTTTCTGGCGGAAAAGATAGTGTAGCGATTAGCAAATTTATGTTAGATCAAGGCTACAAAATACCTCACGTTTGCGTAATAAATAAAGAACTAGATTATCCAGTTCATTTAAAATACGTAAAAGAATATTGTAAAAACAAAGATGTTGATTTAACGTTTGTTGATCAAAATCATTTAGGTATGGATTTTCTTAAAAAGAATCCTAAATTTATATTTCCTTTTGACTCTAAAATTAAAGGCAACTGGTTTTATAGATTTCAACAATCTGGAATAAAAAAATATGCTGAAAAAAATAATTGTTCTACAGTTATTTATGGAAGAAGAACAGCAGACGGCAACTCTATTAAAAGCAATTTATATACAACTAAAAATGGAATTCAACAATACTTTCCATTGCGTGATTGGTCTAATACTAAAACAATGGAATATATTAAGTTAGAAAAACTTTCTCCTATTTACAATAATGAAAGAGGTGTTGTTAGAGGAACTCATACTATTAATATAGCAAACACATACAAAGATAAAAACATTAATTCAGCTTTGGAATTTATAAAGTCAATGGATTTACAAATGTATAATAAGGCTTTAACATTATTAAAGTTTAAAACTCCTTAAGATTAATGGCAAGAGCAAGACAAAAAGAATACATAGAAACAAATGTTTATGACGAATCATTAAATAGAATTAGATATTTATTTGATTCCTTTGACAATATAGTAGTTAATTTTTCAGCAGGAAAAGACAGCACCGTAGTATTAAATCTTGCAGAAATTGTTTCAAAAGAAAAAAACAAAAAAATTACAGTCAACTTTTTTGATGAGGAAGCCATACATCCGCCAACTATAGAGTATGCAAAAAGAGTGTCTGTAAATCCTTTAATAAATTTTAATTGGTGGTGTTTAGAATTTAAACACAGAAACGCTTGTTCAAACGAAGAGCCGTTTTGGTATTGCTGGGATGTAAATAAAAAAGATGTTTGGGTTAGAGAGTTGCCTGCAAAAGCTATAACTAGTCACCCAAAGTTTAAAAAAGAAATGAGCTTTCAAGAATTTAGCTCATACTTACCAGAAAAGTCTGATGGTTTGACAGCTATTTTAACAGGGGTTAGAACACAGGAAAGTTTTCGTAGGCTAAAAGCTGTGTCAACTAAAAAAAATGATAACTACATAGCTAGGGATGGACACGTTGCTCATTGTCACCCTATATACGATTGGTCAAGTGAAGACGTTTGGCTTGCAGTACACAAATTTAAATGGGATTACAATACAACCTATGACGTTTTTAATAAAACAAAAATGTTTAATAAGTTTCTAGGTCAAAGAGTGTGTCCGCCTTTTGGCGAAGAGCCGTTAAGAGGTCTTTGGATTTATGCCGAATGTTTTCCTGAGATGTGGATTAAAATGTTGTCTAGAGTTAAAGGTGTTGGAACAGCTTGGAGGTATGCCAATACAGAACTTTATGGAGTAGGTAAAAAAGTAAAGCCAGAAAATTTAACATACAAACAATGGGCTGAAGTAATTCTTGAAAGCTATGATACTGTAGATGTAAATACAATCAAAAAAAACTTAAATACTTTAATAAAACGTCATTATGATAAAACTAATGATATATTGCCAGACGAAGAGGTGCATCCTTTAACAGGAACGTCTTGGGCTTTTATATGTAAAATATCTATTAAAGGAGATTTTAAAGGCAGAACAGGACCAGCACTTGAAGGCAACGCAATTAACGCACAAAAGAAATTAGGAATTCATTCTTTTGATGAAGCCGTTATGAGATTTGGAAGTGAAGAATATAAAAACAAACGATTTAAAAAGAAGTAAAATGAAGCAGCCGCTAGATAAAATAACTTGGATAGATAGGGAAAAGTTAAAGCCAAACAATTACAACCCAAACAAAGTAGCACCGCCAGAATTAAAGTTATTAAAAATATCTATATTAGAAGACGGTTGGACGCAACCCATTGTAATTAATCCTGATCATACAATTGTAGACGGCTTTCATAGATGGACTGTTTCTGGTCACAAAGAAATACACGCTCTAACAGACGGTAAAGTTCCAGTTGTAATGGTTACTACAAAAGATGTAAGTCAGCAGCAAATGGCAACTATAAGGCATAACAGGGCAAGAGGAACTCACGGTGTATTAGCAATGAGTGATATAATTACTAATATGGTCAAAGACGGTGTATCAGGTGAAGACATTGTTAGAAGGCTAGGAATGGAAAAAGAAGAAGTAGTAAGGTTATTGTTTAGGTCTGGTATCCCTAAAAGTGATGTATTTAAAAATGCAGAATTCAGTAAAGCTTGGAATCCTAAATAAATAATTATGACAAAATCTGACATATTAAAAGAGAATCTATTAAAAAACTTAGAGAAGTCTTTAGGGGTTGTTACTACAGCTTGCAAGAACTCTAGTTGCAGCCGTGAAACCTTTTACAAATATTGTAAAGATGACGAGGTTTTTAAAGACAAAGTAAAGGATATTGAAAACATAGCATTAGACTTTGCAGAAAGCCAATTGCATAAACAGATACAAGATGGCAATACAAGTGCAACAATATTCTATTTAAAAACCAAAGGTAAAACGAGAGGTTACATTGAACGTCAAGAAATAACAGGTGCAGACGGTATGCCTACTAACTTTCAAATAGAGATAATTGGCTCAACTCAAAATAAAGACTAATATAGTCTATGATCACTTATTAGTTACAAAGAAAAAAATAGTAGTAGAACAGGGCGGAACACGTTCTGGAAAAACCTACAATATAATCTTATGGATAATATTTGAGTACTGTTTAAAAAACAAGAACAAAGTTGTTACAGTATGCCGTAAGTCTTTTCCCAGTTTAAGGGCTACAGTTCTTAGGGACTTTATGGGTATCTTGCAAACTCACAATTTGTATGATGAAAAATACCATAACAAATCAAATTCAGAATATCACTTATTTGGTAACCTAGTAGAGTTTATTTCTTTAGACCAACCGCAAAAAATTAGAGGACGTAAAAGGGATTTACTTTTTATTAATGAAGCAAATGAACTATTCTTCGAAGATTGGCAGCAGCTAATTTTTAGAACACAAGACAGGATAGTAATTGACTTTAACCCATCAGACGAATATCATTGGATTTATGATAAAGTGCTAACACGTGATGACTGCGACTTTTTTAAAACTACATACCTAGACAACCCATTTGTAGAAGATTCTATTAAAATGGAAATAGAAAGGTTAAGGGATACCGATGAACAATACTGGCAAATATACGGTCTAGGTGAAAGGGCTGCAAGCAGAAGCACCGTCTTTAAATATACAGAAGTAAATCAAATACCAATAGATGCAAACCTTATTGCATACGGAATGGACTTTGGATATACTAATGATCCTACAACTTTTGTGTCTGTTTTTACTTTAGACCAAAACCTGTATTTAAAAGAACACCTGTATAAAACCCAAATGACAACAAATGATATTGACAAGTTTTTAAAAGCAGAAGAGCTTTCAAGCAAACCAATTTATGCAGATAGTGCAGAGCCTCGTCTAATTA